CCCGGTAAGTCCCATGAATCCTCTTTCTTTGCGGTCATCAATGCCCAGCGCTACCGTCCTCACTATGGTACGTGGAGGCGCCTCAGCGTTCTGAGACCCGGTCTCCTTTTCGGGATCAAGAAGCTCGCTAACGAGGAGTTTCGGCCCGAGCTGGTTGTCGATGCCTTCTTCGAGATGGTTCCCCACTGGATGGGCTCCCGGGCGGTTCGCGAATTCCTTCGTCTTCACGGCGACGCTCTGCGGAAAAACTGCCAAGGTCGAGACCTATTTGTGCCGATTGGGCTTGGGGGCTTTGGTCATACCCGTCCTTCCTATTGGGTCGAGAAAGAAGGGAAACCCCGATATTCCCTCCACGTCCGCACACTTGCATCTAAACTTCTCTGTTGCGAGCCCTTCAGACAGTACTCGATTGGACCCGCTCTGTCCTATGCGCCAATGGCTTCCGAGACCTCCCAACCTTGGGATCAGGTCTCCGATGTCTGGGACGTCGGTGATCTTTATCACCAGATTAGGTCCTTCCAGCAGAAGTATGGGTTTTGGGACGTGCTCAAGAGGGTCACCAGCCTCCGTCGGAGGATCGTCTGCTGCCAGAACAAAGTCACTCTTGGTTCCAAGTGTAGGATCTGCCTTCGGGTAGCCGAACTCTGCCAGGCCTCCGCCCTGGTCGTGGAGGAGGACGTACGTTTTTGCCGTTGCTCGTATGACCCTTGGGAGAGTGGCCCTTGGTGCAACCACCCCCTTCAAACCCGCACCGTCAGAGAGTACCGTTGTCCTTGCCACGATCCCCGGCCCGTTGCCGATGGCATCCGGGTCCCGGCGTTAAGCTGTGATCATTTGGACTCGCTGGTGCCGGGGTATCACACACTCCATCGCAATCACAATGGGCTCGTGGAGCGCCATAGAGATCGATCGGAGGAGGGTACGAAGGCCGTGGGCCGGCGTATCATGGAACAATGGGCAGTAGAGGGCCTTTTGCCGCTTCCGGCGGGGCTCTAGTCGTACTCATTGTTTTTACAGGGGACTTGCGCGTGGAGCCGCCGAGTCTTAAACGCGATAATTCTCGCCCTGTCAGACGCTGGTATCGTATCTACCCGGGAAGCCGTACTACTCAGGTGTTCGCGTCTGTAAACGCCCCAAAACGCTTACCTTTAGGGCCCGTGGGGCCCGTAATTGCGTACCAAGCCTTTGGCGTAGTGTCTAACGACTGCACGGGGCGGCGCTCCGCGTTGGCGCGGATGAACAGTCTACCTTTAGGGGTGTTTACCTGAGCAAGTCCGTTCCCAGACCGTTGTCTGGGTGTCGTATTTGTCCTAACAGTTTTGGGTGCTAAGCAAAGAAACCCTATGGACTCGAAAAAGTCCCACTCGCGTAAGCTCGACGCTACCGAGAAATTCATCAAGACCGTTGTTGAGGAGGCGACATCCGCTAAGCCTCAGCCGCAGCATAAGGAAACCAAGAAGAAGCACAAGCAGAAGCGGACGAAGACGCCCGGTTACTCGGCTGACCAGAATGCGAGCGGCATCATTACC